AACATTTCGTCAAGTTGCTCTTCAGTAATCTTCTCTTCGTAGAAGGCTGACATCAAAGCACCTTCATTGATGACTCGTTTCATTTCGTAAACGTCGTCAGCAATTCCTGCAGTAGCAATAATACGCTCTGCGGTCTCTTCGTCAAGTACCCGCTTTGCTCGGCGTGTCTTCTGCACACGCTGGACTTCACCGATAGGGCTGTCAAGGTAAAGGCTGAGGCTACCTGCGGTGTCCTCGTCGCCCTCGCTCTCGATGTGAGTAAAAATTGCGGCTCGCAGTTCTTTCTGGCGTGCCTCGAGCATCGACATTGATGCCTTGAGTTTCACGTACTCTGCGACCTGTGATTGAAGGCTGTCTGGATTGCCGAAGCGGATGCCTTCTTCTTCGATGCGATTTGCCATTTGATGCTCCTTCTATTTACCAGATAAGAAGTTAATCAGACTTCCTACCGTTAAGTCAACACCCCCAGAAGAATTAATTCCTTCGCCATCTAGAACTGCATTGGCTACTGACTTCTTCTGCTGGAGCATGTCGTACTGACGTTGCTCGATTGAATCCTTTACCAGAATATCTTGGATGGTTATTGTAGCCCACTCCGACGACGTTCTGTTAATGCGACCATTTCTCTGAACTGCTAGTCCAGCAGACCATGGCTGGTCATAGTTTAGCAATAGGTTTGCTTGTGGCAAGTCTACGCCGTAACCGCCCGCATCGCTAGAAACCAGAACTCTGATGTGGGCTCTGGTTTGGAACTTAACCTTAGCATCCTCTTTCTTGGTGGCGTTCATCTCACCTGTGTATGCCACCGCTCCGTAGCCCTTGGCGTTAAGTCTCTCCACTATCTCGGATACCGAGGATAGGTAGGATGTGAACACTACCGCTTTGTAGGACTCGTCGATGTCTAGGTGCTCAGCAAGGTAGTCGATGGCTGCATCTAGTTTTGGCGTCTTGGAGATTCCGTGGAGTAGGTCTCCCAGCGAGTGCACGTACGCACTGCCCTTGCCGTTCTGTTCTTGGAAGTTCTCATAACTCTCAAGTAGTACTTGAGGGCTTGAGCACAACATTCTGAGGGCACCAATGCGGGACATGATTTCCCCACGCATCTGGTTGGCTGGGTCACTTGGGTCGAACGCTTGCCCGTAGTGGGAGGCTAGGTTGAAGTTCTTGCCGAATAGTTCGCTGGCTTGCGTCAGCAACTCAACTAGGTCAGCGGCGATGTACTTGTAGAGGGAGGCAGACGCCTTGTCTAGCGGGATGAGCAATGGCTCTCGGTAGACCGCATCAGGAAGGAACGGGGCGACGTCCTCATCCTTCTGGGCTTTTCTTACGGAGGACTCCACAAGAACCTTATGGAGAGTCGGTAGGTTGCGGTATCTCTGGACGCCACCGAAGTGGTTTCTAACTATGAACGTCTTATCGAAGATGTCGAAGCGCCCAAGGATGTTGGGGTCAACGAACTGCATGATGGAGTAAATCTCCTCAGGCTTGCCGTTCTCTATCGGCGTTCCTGTGAGAGCAAATCTGACAGGTACTCTTTTTGCAAGTTCCTTAACCTTTTTTGCTCGCTTGGCTCTGAAGCCTTTGATTGCGGTTGCCTCGTCACAAATGATTGCATCAAACGCAAAATCTTTAATAATGTCCCAGTCATTAACTACCTGTTCGTAATTCATAATCACGTAGTCATACTCGACTACCTGCCCGTAAAGTTTGGCTCTCTGAGCCTTTGTGCCATCGATGACTAGGGAAGAGGAGTCGCTAAACTTTGTGACTTCTTTTTGCCATTGGTACTTCAAGGATGACAGGCATAGAACCAGAACGGTCCTAGCCACTTTGCCGCTATATCTGAGTTCCTCGACTGCGGCGATGGTCATTGGGGTTTTACCCAGACCCATTTCGTAGGCAACCAGAATCTTCTGCTTGTCTACCATCTTGGTGACGGCATCAACCTGATATGGTTTCAGGGTTCCTTTGAACATATGCCGATTCTCCAAGAAGTGCTGATTGTGCGTTTTCCACACCCCAGCGAATCTCTTCGTCGGTCATGTCACCAGGGTCTTTTTTGCCACTACCACCATAGTTGAAAAAGAACAAATTTAAACCGTATTTGCGAGACCATTCCAGCATCTCCTTTGATGCCTTGTAGCCAGCCTTATCGTTGTCGAAGGCGGCGACTATCTTGTTTGAGTAGCGAAGAAGTTTTACTTGTTCTTCCGACGGGGACGACCCACAGATAGCCACTCCTCCAGCAATACCAGCAGAGTCAATGCGGACACAATCAAGGGGAGACTCAACAACAACAGCAAGTTCAGCACTTTGGTTCTCAATTCCGAATAGGGTTTTTGACTTGGCTAGACCTGTTGGGCGATTGAAGAAGGTGCGGTCTACTGTCCCCTTCTCCTGCCAGCCTAGCAACTTGCCCGTATTAGGGACACGCAATGGGAGAATCCACGCCTTCTTGTTGGCATCCCACAAAACGTGATATTTGCTTATGGAGGTCTCCATAAGATTTCGCTTTTTCGCCTCTTCTGATGGAGGTGCTACAAAGACTGCCAGACGGGCTTCAGACATCTCGAGGGGCTTTGGGATGTCCTTGATGTAGGTAGGCAGTTCGTTCAACTGCTCCATAAGGTCTTCAATGGAAATCTCGGCGCTGTGCTTGAGCCATTCCTTAGCGGCTTGATAGTCGTAACTCTTTACGTCGCCCCACGAGGTGATGTACAACTGCTTAACGTCGCAGACCAGTTGGAGCAGGTTACCCTTGTAGCCACAGGAGAAGCAGGTGTGCATGCCCGACTCGAGGTTAATCCACCATGATGGCGAGTTGTCTCGTCGCCCAGTTCGCTCCTCGTGCATAGGACACAGCGCAGTGGCTTCTACCGCATGTTCCGTGTAGTCAACGCCTAGGGCGTCTAGGGCACTAATAACGTCATACGTTATGCCCATTAGAGACTCCAAGGAGTGCAGTACTTGCAGGTCTTCTTCTTCTCTTCATCGTGGAAGCAACCAGTCTCCCAGTCCCAAGTAATCTCTTCAGAACTTGGTGGGCAGTTACGAGACTGAACAATCTTGAGTAGGCGTTGCTTCTCTTCGTCCTCGATTGGCTCGAGACCTAGGATTACGTCTGAGTCTTGGAAGAACGATGATGAGTAACCGATTGAGTCCGCCGAAACCTTGCCGCCCTTCATCTTCCAGAGCAGGGTCTGGGTGGTGATGACGATTGGGATGTTCATTTTCTGGGCGACACGCTTGAGACCACGAGTAATGTTCGTCAATGCCTGTGGAGTATTAGCCTCGCCAGTCACTTGGTCAAACATCAGGTAGACACCATCGACAAATACGATGTCTGGAGTCAACTGCTCAATCTTTGCTACGAGAGCGTCGATGGTCAGACCGCCCATGGCATCCACGAGGTGGAATGGGTGCTCCGTCTTCATGTCGTCAAGCAACTTCTTGTAGCGTTCCTCTTCAATCGACAACAGTTTTCCATTGCGGAATCGGGTTGCCGAGAGGTGGGCACGGATAGAGTCGTGGCGCTGAGACTGCTCGTGGTTGTTCATCTCAAACGATTGGAACATCGGGGTCATGCCCGATGCGTGAACGTTGACTGCCATCTGTAGTGCAATCTGCGACTTACCTGTCTTAGGTGGAGCGATGACGGTAATCAACTGTCCGCCCTGAAGACCAGAGGTTGCTTCGTCAATCTTGCTGAAGCCCGTGGCGATACCCAGCAACTTGTGCTGTTGCAGATTCTCGTACTCTTCAAAACGCTTATCAGTATTCGAGGTCAGGTCTACGTGCGTGGTTCCAATGACGCCCTGAGCGTTCACCAGCGAGACAGTCTTGCTCATCTCGGCAAGGGCTGACTCGTGGTCGTTCTGCGACATCTTCTGCATGATGTCTTGGATGCCGCCTCGAGTCAGTACGTTACGGCGGAACGTGACCATCGTGTCGATGAGGTAGTCGAGAGACTCCTCAATGTTGTAGATGGTGAAGTTAGGGAAGTTATCCTTAACGGTCTCCGCAGTTGGTACTACACGATAGTTGGCATAGTGCTCGCGGATGAATACCCAGACACGGCGTAGGTCGTCATCGACAAACCAGTCGTCCTTGATGCCCTGTTCGATTACAGGAATAATCACACGGTCTTTGATGACCTTGCTTACTAGCCTTTGCTCATTATCCAATGCCATTGGATGCCCTCTTCCTTCTTACTAAAGATTGTAAAGTTCTATGCCCTTTGACCCATAACGGGCTACCCTGCCAGGGACATCTACGATGCCAACCAAGTTCGGGCGATACGGAAGTTCATCGATGAAGTCATTGATGTCCGAGTAAACCTCCGAGTAGTTAAACGGATTGGTTCCACGCTTGTCAAGTTTCTCCATAATCTGGGTAACAAGAACTTCAGTCCAGAGGTCTGTTTCAAATGCAGCAAGTTCGATTGACATGCCGTACTTGTTTGCCACAGTCCACAGATGGGATAGGGCTAGGTGGTCGATTGAGTTAATCTTGCGTTCTTCCGTGGTAGGGAGGAGCACTCGCTTCTTCTCAATAACTTCTGACTTGATGATGGTGTCGATAACCACAATCAAACGCCGAGGGGTTTCGTTAGAGATGTCTCCGCCTTGCACTATAGGGTCTCCACTTTTCCGTAGCGAAGAACCAAGTCGCGGAACAAGTCGGTATCTCCTAGCGCATCCAGAGCATCTTCTTCCTCAACATCTTCTGGGATAGAAAGGTTGAACACACCTTCGGTCTTTGCCAATTGTTCTTTTAGGTACTTGGTGTGCTTGCAGCGACCCAACTTCGAGAACCGCTCGCAGGTGCAACGCATCTTCTGCGAGTTCATTGCGTCAACTGATACCTCAGAGATTACGCCAGATGACTTAGGGTCAGGAGCATCGGGGTTAGCCTTGTAAGACTCGTTGTCTGCTGGGCTCCACTCAAACTCTTCATCGAGGAAGAACTGGATTGTCCGCCATTCAATTTCCATTGCGTTGCCTTTCACTTCTGGCGCAAATCCTTGCCTAGGAGAGGGACACGATGGAAGGCTTCGTGAACGAAACTTCCCATGGCAGAACCGTACTGGTCTTTCCAGTTATCCCGATTTACGTTGGTAGTAATAATTGTAGGTAGAGCCTTGTCGTAACGGGCTCGCAAAATCTCATCGAACGAAGTGTTGTCGTACTTCGAGCCGTACTCCTTGCCCAAGTCATCAAGAACTAGGACACGGACATTCAGCCAGTCTTCCTTGGCACGACCATGGAAACCTTCCATCTCGCGGTAAAGGTCTGGGCGCTCGTCTTCCGATGCGTCAATCAAAGCCTTCTTGCGAGATAGGAACTCTGGAAACGTGAGGTAGTAGATTGGGCGCATGTCGCTAGGCGATAGTCCGCTAGGGATGCTTAGGATGCGTTCCATCTTGTCCTCAGGCATAAGACGGACAAACTCCATGAGGGCGGTCACTGCGTGAGTGGTCTTGCCACGACCTGGCTCACCATCGAACAGAAGACCGACACCAGTGGTGCTGATTCCGCCGATGTTCCTGATGACCTGACCTTCCCAAGCCAACTCGAGCCACTCGTCGATAATCTCTGGGAACGAGCCGTTGCGAGCAACGATGTCGCCACGGTCCATGCCCATGAATCGGCGTGGGATGTTAGAGCGGTTGAAAATCCAGTTACGCTTCAAGGTCGATAGGTCGCCCAAGTTGTAAGCCATTAGTTGCCCTTCAGTTTTGCTTCATAGCGTGCTAGTGCAGCACGACCTGGCATTGAGTCATCAAACTGCTTGCCGTCAGAAGCATAAACATACAGGCTTTCTTCATCAACTGCAACTGCCGTCTCAATCGAGACGTTCGAGGCTAGGAACTCGGTGATTGAGTTGAGGAAGATTCCGTGTGCGTTCTTGGGGAACTTCTTGATTGCAACTAGGTTGCGCTCATCACCAAAGAACTTATTCAGGGCGGCAATCTCCTGCTCTGCGGTAACCCCAAACTTCTTGCGGTTGGTAGCCAGAGCAATAGCCAGACGCTTGGTGTTTACCAGACCTGGGATGCCACGAATCTTTTCATAGACCTTGGCGGCAAACTCTGAGGCAACATCCTGAGAGGTCCACTTCTCCATAGGCTTTTGAGAACGGTGAATCTTCCCACGCACCGCAGGTGCGGTCCCGCCAGGGACTTCCCCCTCAAGTAGACCGAATCCCCCAACTTCGTCATCTTCGTTCCAACGATTGACCACTGAACCCTCCTGAAGGGATTTATATGACTTATTAGTAGATTTAGTCTTATTAGTAGACTTAGTAGTTATAGAGACACGTGTTGTTGTGTCACTGATGACACGTCCTGCGGACGTCTCTTCGACCTCAATTTTGGCTTTCGATGTGTCACGGGTGGAACATCGCAAAAGGGTATAGCGGTTCTCATCCCACAACCCGTAGTTACGTTTTGTGCGATTGACCTTTACCCATCCGCTCTCGACCAATGCCTCAACGGCACGGTGGACAGATGAGCGTGAGTATCCCGTTAGATTGCCAAGGTCTTCCATGGATGCACGGACTTCACCCCAGCGAGTTTCTAAGTGGCGCATAGCCAAAAATACCTTGAGTTGCGCTGATGGCAATTCAAGTAGTTCTAAATCCGACATGTTACCTCCTGCTGATTACCTGAGTAATCTCCTTAGGCTTTGACACTAGTGCCAAGATGACCAAAGAAATAAACCCAGAAGCAGGAGTATACACGAACAGCAGAACTGTGTGGATTCCCAAAATCCAAAGCGCCGCGAAGGCAAGTGGGAGCGTGAGCGTTTGCTTGAAAAGTTTAGGATTTACCCAGTTTGAAAGGGCTGAACTGATTAGTTCGACTAAGTAGCCGCTGGCAAATCCTGCGATGATTATTGAAATTAAAATGTCCATAAGGACATCTTATGATGACATCCCCGAAGTTTCCAAGACGATGGTGCCATTAATGCCCGAAGTGATGGTAAATGCCTTGTTCATTGGTATGTAATCAGGCAATTCTTGGACAAGGCGGTTAATCTTAGGGCTCTTGGCTCGGTAAAGAACCGAGATGGAGTTATTAGCCGTACCTAGCCAGTAAGCCCCACGGTTGGTGTAGGAGCCATCAAAGTAATCTGAGGCTCCGTAACCCTGCTCAACCTGAGCGGCATCGATGTTGACCGCGCCAGAGGTTCCGCTGCCATTAAGGCTAACCTTTAGGTATGCCGTGCTGTCTGCTGTGCTAGGCATGAATACAGGGATTTCGAGTCTGGTCCAAGTAGTTCCGACCGAAACTACGTCCGAGGTTCTGGTGGCAGGAGCGCCAGTAATGTCTGAGATTTGGGCGCCCGTGCTGTCCACAACGCTTGCGGAAACGCTAATGTTTTGAGTTCCGCTCGCAGTAGATACATAAGCAGAGAAGGTGTAGTACTGACCATTTACAAGCCCAGAACCAGTCTGGGACGATACTGCCCAAGCGCCAGTTCCCGATGGGGTAACCTGCAGCATGTTAGTGCCGTCTAGTTTGATTCCTGGAAGAGTGCTAGTGACCCAACTTTGTGAGCCCACACCAGTCCACGCCCAGTCGGTGTCAGAGTTATTCACCATGGAGGGGTTCTGGAGATAGTTGACCTTGGTAGGCAATAGGCGAATGTCTACGCCACGGGCTTCACGGTAGTAAGTTTCCGCATCGGTCGTGTCTACCGCAAACTGAACCATGTCTACGTAGTAAGTTCCAGAGGTTGCGAATAGCAACTTTATAGATGCAAAGTACGCATTACTTGGTGCAGATGCAGTCATGCTTTTCTTTTGCCAAGTAGATGCCGCGGCACTAGCCGTTCCAGTGGAGGTGCTTATGGTTGCGCCCAAACGGTCATACCAAGTAATAGACGGGGTTACGTTTGCCGAACCGTCCTTCACGTAATACGAGAAGTAGTACGACGAACCAGCAGTGACGGGGATTCCTGTCAGCGTTGGATTGGTGCCGCCCAAAGAGATGTAGACATTTGATGCGGAAGTTATGACCTTGCCAGTGTACGACCTGTCTACCGAGAACAACTCATTCTGATATGGCAAGTCTGTAGAACTGGTGGTTAGGTTTGAGGTCAGGGCTCCATTAGTTGAGACTTGCCATGAGCCAATAGTTTTATAGAACGAACTGTCCTGAATGTTGAGCAGTAGGTTTGGGGATACGGTAACACTTGCCGCAAATCCCGTGAGGCTTGTAGTTAAGAAGTTGACGCCAGCACTTGAGCCGCGATTCTTGTTAAGTAGAATTCCGTTTCTAATTAACGCCTTTTTACGTTGAAGACTGAGCGTCGGTTCCTTTGGTAGCCCCAATTGTGCCGCCTGTAGGGACACCATGTTAGGGTTACTAGCCTTGCCCGAGATGTCTGGCACTAGCAAATCCGCAAAGGTTTGGATTTCATCCAAGGTGTAGGAGAATCCGCCAAGGAAAGAACGCAGGTCAGAAGTTTCACTAACCTCGTCTACGTAACTTTGCATGTCACTGGTATAGACCTTTGGGATAAGGTCAAGGAACTTGCGCTCCGAAGTCTTATAGATGCTTCCATCAGGAGAAAATACGTGATGCTCAGTAGGAATCAGGCAGTAGGTGTATGCCGCCACTGACCATGTGTAATCTGCAAGTAGCACCCATACGGTGTAGTACGCATATGCCCCTTCAATCAAAGGCACGCTGTTGAACTGGTCTGTAAAGTTAGTGTCTGCTGGGATAGTTGGCGAGAAAGTCTCAAGGATAATTACGCCATCCTCCTCGCTCTCGGACCAACCATCTTGGTTTCTAACAATTCGGAATCCAAAGACAGAGCCAGTAGGGTTTGTCCAATGCAGTTGAACCGCTGGTCGAGCAAATGGCTTGGTGCTGGTGATTGGATTTCCAGCCCCGTCATAGCCGATTACAACAGGCTCTTCATAGATTGTGCTGCCAATAGCCGTAGCAGTCAAGGGTGCTGCGGAGTAGCCGACCTTAGATGAGTCGCCGTATAGAGTTCCGTCGCCCCAGTCAAATGTATTGTAAATACCCAACTTGGGTTCTCCTAAGAAGCGGCTCCGCCGTCGATGACGTTAATCCAGCCATCTTTAGTTACAGAGGTAACGATAGTGCCCGAAGTGTTTTTGAAGTTTGCAAGGTTGCCAGTGCCGCTAGTCTGCAAGGTCAATCCGACCGTGGTGCTAGACGAGCCGATGGTAGAGCCACCAAGAGTGTTTACTCTCTGGTTGTAGGCAATGTTAAGCCCGTACTCGGCATTTTGGATGCGGTTAGTAACGGTAGTGAAGTCGCTCGAGGTCTGGTCAAAACTACCCGTCCAGCCAAGAGTTGCAGATGGAGTCGTTCCCAGAACGCTCTCAATTGCTGAGATTTCGGCGTATGCCAAGTTCACGTCAGATGCAATGACGGTATCAGTATTGTAAACCTTATTGACGAACGATTTGACACTGTTTGGGTATACGGCTGCCATTTGGACTCCTAATCTCTTATCTATTTTGCCTTATTCAGGCTAGTTTTAAAGGGCTAATAAACCCCTTAACTTATGCTTACTACCGCAAAAGTCTCCGTAAAGTTACTAGCAATACAGTAAATACGGATGGAATTAAACTGCTTAGTGATAGTAAACCCGTTACTGCCATTACTAATGTTGCTGCCAGAAATGCCGTTAAGGCTGATTGAACCGCCTGACGTATTACCCCACATAAGCAGGAGTTCGACCGTTCTTCCAGCGGTTGGGTTAGTCAGAGTTACGCTCAGGTTTCCGCTGTTTATGTGTTGGTGCACATAGGTATCGGTGGATAAGTCTACTGTCAGTGTGTTACCCATTGCTGGTGTACGAATGGCAATCGTTCCTGGAACATAGGCGGTAGTTTGAGTTGACCCGTCTGGAAAAGACAACCCAGTACTCGTCATCTTCATATTGTTAATTTGTATTTTGGTAGCACCATTAATTGTCAAAGAACCGTTACTGACGCCAATACCCGCTTGAGTATGAAGCGTGTCATCCTCAATGTATAAAGTTCCTGGACCAAGTTGCAAAGACTTCCAACGATACGTTGAAGTTCCCAACACATAAGCATTATCAGCAGCAGGAATTAAATCTCCTGTTACAGGAACTGGTACCCCAGTAATCTGAGTGCCACTAATACCTGACCAAACAGGGAAAGAAGGGTCCCCACCTTCAAACATGACCCATACAGAAGTCCCCAAAGGGGGTACAACATCAGTAATTCCCAGGGAAGAATTACCCCAAGACCAACCAGTTTCTTCTTCAAGAAGGACCTGGGGTACTTGGAGTTTTACCCTATTCCTATTTAACGGGTCGGCGTTGTTAGTGACAATCCCACGGTACACCCCATAGAACCGTCGGTTGCCAAATTCGTCTTTAATCATTACTTAGTAATCTTGATGCTGTATGTGTTCGTGTTTAGAGTATCTGCTGAGGTTACGCTGATAGCCAGGGTGTTTACACCAGTCGCCAAAGTGAACGAGCCACTGGCAGTTCCGCTAGTTAGGCTTCCAGTAGTAGTAGTTCCTGAACCATCAGTAAACGCATAGGTCAATACCGCAGCACTTCCAGCGAGTGTGTTGGCTGCAGTAGCAGTAGCAGTAAATGTGGTGCTAGTGCTGGTAAACGCATAGGTCTTAGTCAACGGGGTAAACGGTGGCATAGTTCCATTACCGATAGTGGTAATGAGGTTTGCCAAACTTGCCACTGGGTAGATGGTGGTGTTAACGTCTTCAAATACGAAGTACTCTCCCTGACCAGCAACAAGGCTGGTTCGTGCAGCCGAAGAGCCATCACGGTACAACTGCAGAACCTTAACAGTTTCGATGCCGTCCAACTGACCAAGGCTTTGCTCTAGTTTTTCTGGGCGGATGTTCTGGTTGAAATCGAGATAGTTGTAGCCGTAGCCGTAAACAATCCCCGAATTAATCTGAGTGATGACCTGTGAGTCGGTGTACTGAGGGTCTTTAACGTACTCGACCACAGTGTGTACTGGCACGTACACAGGAGGCAAGATAGTTACTGTAGTGCCAATCTGAGTGCGACCACCGAGGTAAGAACTGACGCTTGACTGCAGCGATTGCCAAACAGTCGTGGTGGCAGTATTGGCTGAGTTCATTCCTGGGAAGTAGTCGCTTGAGTAGTCCGATACAGTTGGACCTACGTATAAAGTAACTGCTGAAGGCGATGTTGCATATGCCTGAGCCTTGCCAACTCCAGAGACGGTCAATGCCAGGTAGCGGAAGTCATTTAGGCTGACTGCTCGGTTGGCGGCACGGAACGCAGTTGGTGCGTTACGGCGAATATCGTCGTTAGATTCTGGGTCATCGCCACCAAAGCCTGGAGAGTTTGAGTCATTGGTTACAGTCAGTGCTGCAATCAAGTCCGACTTGGTAACTCCCTGACCTGCAGGAACGCTGTAAACATTAAAAGTATTTCCGCCCTCAATGTTCCCCTCAAGTCCACCACCGATGTAGTAGGTAGCCTTAATAGTGTCGCTATATACAGGTATAGCGCCCGAGATACCATCGCCAAAAGTAACGTGGACGTAATTGTTAGCGTCAGTAGTTAATGAGTACACAGTGTCCTGAGAGCCATACTCAGTCAGGTTGTCTACTTGAGTCCACTGAACATACTGGTCTCCATTACGAACATAAACCTGTACCGTGCCATCAGCAACGTGGTTATTTTTAAGAGTAAAAATCTGGCTTGGGTAGCCGCTGGAATAGCCCAAAAGTTCACCAGCAATGTCGTACACATCTGTGATGTCTGAGGCATTTTCTGGCAAAGAAGATACGTTTTGACCGTGAACCAAAGTTCCCAGAGCACTGTTAGCCAAAGGAGCAACATCCAAAGTCACATCGTCAGTTAAAGTGAAGTATTCCTGCAAAGTCGCAGAAGAGCCATTGTTGGTGGTGACAATAGATACCGTGAATACAGTTCCAGCAGGAACCGTAATAACTGAAGATGAAGAACTTGTCAAAGTTACTGGGACAGTAGCCTGTCGGTAACCTACAACTTGATAGCCATACATAGCAGCAAGGTTTAGAAGACTCTGGCGCTGAGTAGCAGTGCTGAGGTAACTCTCATTTGCCATACGGTCAATGTAATAGTTGGTCACGTCACCGATGTGGGCAAAGGCTTCCACAAGGGCAACACCAAAGTCCGAGGGGTCATTCGCTGACCACACCTTGCCATTAGCAGCGACTCGGTTCTGAACACGAGTAATTAGGTCCTCTCTAAGCGAGAAGAAGTCCTTGCTGGTGTAGTCAATTGACGAAACAATGTTTTCAGTTGCCATTAGTTTTCCTTAAATGGAAGGTTGCCGTTAACGGTGATGCTTCCAACTTTGAGTTCGCTGTTTACATCATTTGGAAGGGTGTAGAAGATGGTGATGTCCATAACCCCTGTGTTCTTATCAAAGTCCATTACGATGTTATTCAGCGTAATCAATGGCAGATAAGTAGTGATTGCCTCACCAATAATGGCGGGAACTGTCTCTCTGGCTTTGGACTCAGACTCAAATAGTTCTGTAAAGACTCGACTACCAAAGTAGTACCTTTGGGCTCTTTCCCCCAAAGCGGTTCCTATGACAGACAGGATTCTGTCTTGCCAAATTTTGCCTTGGTCAGTAGTCGTAGCCACTTTGCCCGTTGGGCTAATAGTGAAGGGTAGGCTAATCGCTTGTTCTAGGTCACTCATTAGTTACCTCCGACTTTCGAATACCACCAGACGGCTGGCGTGCGGTTAAACCCTTGCTTAGTCTCTTGCTGGATTGGGGTGCTGGACCTTAGTCTGGCATCCACAGTCTTAGTCCCAGAGAAGCCTTGCGCCAAGGCTTCCGTCAAGTTTACCACTCCAACAACGCTTTTGGCTCCGTCTTTTCTTCCAGTGCGGGTATCCAAGCCCGTACCATCTATGGATGCCTTGAGTTCGATTTGGTAGTCGCCCAGTCGTGCAAACTGATGCTTCACCTCAGAAGTAATCCAGAAGCCATCCGTTAGAGGTCCAGTACCCTGAATCAAGATTGGAGCAAAAGGGTGAATACGAGGGTCGCCCTGACACTTAACCTTGGCGGGCATGTTGAAGCGACCAAGTTGAGCCGAGCCATCTGATAATGCTTTGGCTTGCTCGGCAGAGTAGGCTACCTTAGAGGACTCAACCTCAGAGAAGATGACGTCACTAACGTCTTGTCGTAGAGCATCTCCCATGTCCTTAGGAGATGAAGAAGTGATGATAGGTATGCCAGTCAGTGCGTCGATTCCACCGAGTTGCTTGTTAGTGCGAAGTGTGCCATAGCCCTCCACATGTTCTCCATTAATCACCTTAAACGAGTCCAGAGTTCTGTCTAGGAAGTTGTTTCCAACTGGAACGTGTTTGTCATTCATGCTGAGAACTGGGACATCAGAAAGCCCATAGTTAATCAAGGCGTCCAGCGGGCGGAAGTGGAAGTTCATGTTGTCCACCCAGACCCCATAGCCAATCTTCTTGGCGTATTCGTGAATCCATTCCCAGTACGAGTGCCCAGCAATAGTCAATTGGTCAAATACAATTCCGTTGTCCTCGCCAATAAAGTTAAACCCGAATCCAGTGACAATCTCCTCCACCGCAGCAGGGATACTCATGTTTGAGAAGACCTTGGTGGTTCGTTCCTTTAGCGGGAATGTAGACCCAACGCAGTGGACCTCCATAAACTCTTGCTTTTGTCCCGCCACATTCTTGCTGACAAAGGAGACATATCCCAGCCAGGCTCGAGTTAAAGGTCCCTGAGACCAAGTAAACTTCATTGGAATACCAGTCTTCATCAGTTCAAACCACTTAACGCTTGTCTGAGAAAACTCCATAATCAACACGTCGTGGTGGTATGGCTTTTGCACCAAATCAATTCGCCAAGGTGAAATAGACAGCGTAGGTAGCGTAGGAAAGGACAGGGTATAGCCTGTCCCCCTACGGTACTTACTGGTCTGTAACTCAGTCACGAGGTAGCCTTATCTGGGTTCCAGGAGCAATGTTTAGGGCGTCAGCAATCTCTGGGTTGTAGTCCATGATTCTCCACCAGGCATCGCTATTGGCATAGACGCGCTGAGCCAGCACATCAATACGGTCAGTCTCTTTCCAGACATAGATGTAGTAGTCAGAGGTCGCCGTAGGGTAGATGCGACGAACTGTAACCTGCACCAAACCACTGCGAGAATCCTGTGCTTTGTAAATTGCGCTTTCAGCGTATCTGCTATCTCCGTAAATCAATTTGTTCCCGTCGTAGTGCTGGACGTACTAGAAGTAGAAGGCTGAGTCTTGATGTTGTCCAACGTAGACTTCTTAGCGAAGTCTGGAAGGCGGTTACAAGTCAACTGAAGATTGGTAAACACAGGAACCATGTCTTTAGTAAAGATAGTGTGGCTAATGTTAAACGAATCAATAGTCACCAAGTAACGGAGGTTCTTACCTAGGTGGAGTTCTACTGGGTAGGCTCCCAGGTAACCAATGTCTGCGGTCAGCATGTTTCCTCGCATGCTGCTAGGCAAGCGGTAACCAATCAGGGTCATCAACAAGTACTCAATGTCATACATTGTTCCCAGTTTTTGAATCTTCTGCAGTTCCTCAGCCACACTGTCAATGTTGTCCGCATTATCGTGGGCTTGAGGGTGATTGCCATTGTGAGAATAGATGTCCGAGAAGGAAGGTCCGCCAGTCACTGGCTCACGGTCAACCGCAGCCAAAGTCTTCTGGACAGCAGCATCCGTGTACTGCTGCAGCAGCCCATCAAGATACTTAAAGTCATTCATGCGATTGATAAGCAAACTAAAGGTCACCGTACTGCTGGTTACTCCAGAACCGATAAGAGCGACCTTATCTGCGCCCGAGGTCTCCAAACCAATGTCAACTGCAGGAGCACCCGCGTAGTACATAGTCACAGTGGATGGGTTATAAATGAACTGGAATCCGTAACGACGGCTATTGATGTTCTTGATGTTTACACCAAGACCACCAGTCCCAGTATCCTGAGGCTTATTCCAAGCACCAGCACCCAACTTTGCTGGAACAATGTATGACTGAATCATACCCTTGTAGGCTTGATTGTCCGCCCACAACTTACTTGCATCAGTTACTAGCGAAGGCTTATTTCCCGCAGTTACATAGGTAACGCTCTTACTAGCGTCGCCCCCCGCAGGGTCCCACGCACGGAAGTACATCTCATTTACGCCAGGAAGATTATGGATTACGGGCTTGCTGTCATCTCCAATTCCAAGATAGCCTTGGTTGCTTCCTGGGTCTTTGACCTTATTGTCTTTACCGTTTCCATTGCCACCAGGAGATTTAGTTGAGTTATCCGTAGGAAGTTGAGTAAGGTCCTTAGTTGCCCAGCCGCGCTGCCTCTCATCGTCAATCAACTTATTGTAAGCAGCGACCATTTCTTTGTACTTGTCGGCGGTGTATTGTTCTAGTTTAGTATAGTAAACGCTTAACCTCTGAGTCCAATGAACTTCATCAATAGAACTTCCAGACCAGATAGGAAGTTGGTCATAAAAAGGGAAATTACTTACAACACCTTTGTAGCCCTCCCTATCGAGATAGGCTTGCCAGTCAGCAGTACCGAAGTTAAGTCCATAAGTATTAAAGTTACGGCAACTGTAAATCTTTCCGCCAGTAACGGTTTTGATTGAAGTATTAGTGGTACCTCCAGGAGTGAGGCGAACTATAGACCAGTTAGTACTTGCAGGGTCCTGAGTTACGTCCGCATCAGTTAACTGGTTTACGCCATTTCCTAGCCCAAGTATCCAGTGAAACTTATTTAACTGACCCCCAGCATGTGGGAATACTGTTCCTGAAGGAAGGTATAGGACAACAACGCCACCGTTAACTTCGTATTGGTGAATAGGTGTTTCTATTAGCAAATCCAAAGCGTTGTGGTAAACCAACTTAGCCACATTTCTAAATGGAATAGAGTCTTTCCATGCCTTCACTGCATTATTGAAGGCTGAGGTATCCAGCGCAGAGACGGGCGGCTTAGTAACAGGCTTAACTACTACGGTAGTTTTTGGTGGTGGCTTAGGCATTACAACCGTCCCATACTAGAAGTCAGTGCTTCATCATCAATGTATTGCTTAATCATCTGTGCAAATCGTCTAGCCTCAGACTCAGATGCCTGAGCCACGGTTACGTTAATTACAATGTTGTTCTTTAGTGGCGCACTATCTCCACCATTACCGCTACCGACCGATGCCCCGCCAGTCATAGTGGTGCTGGCACCGTGACCCACCACAGCCTGTCCTTGAGTAGCGGACTGAGTAGCCGCCGTGCTTGGTGCGCTGCCAGCGCCAGAATACGGTGCGGGGGTTGGGATGCCAGCAACTTGCTTGGCGGCGGCACTAAATCCTAAAAGGTCTGCACCCGCCGAACCTGCTCCCGCCACGCCAGCAGAGCCAGAACTACTCGAAGCGGCACTTCCAGAGTCACCAAATCCAGCGGAATAGTTTCCACCTAGAGCAGCCGATGGGTCAGCAGGTTTGCCCGTAGGGTCATCCAACTCAAAGTGAAGGTGGGGACCAGTCGAGTAGCCAGTGTTACCACTTTGACCAATGAACTGACCCTGCTTTACAGCAGTGCCGTTCTGCACGCTGATTGCCTGAAGGTGACCATACTTCGTCACCCAACCGCCAGCGTGCTTGATGTGAACCTGAAGACCTAGAGTAGGTGCTCCGTTAGGGTATGTGTTTTGTGCGTTACCACCAGCGAAAATAACAGTTCCATCGCCAGCAGCCATAACACTAGTTCCAGCAGCAACAGCGTAGTCAATACCGTTGTGACCATTAGGGTGGTTAGAGTCAACCACACCGAACATAAGGGAAATCTTAGAGTTCTTAGGAACTGGGTGAGTTAGGCTTAGGGCTCCATTAGATGAGGAAGTACCCGTACCAATAGTGCTGCTCTCACCACCCTGCTGTGAGCCAAAGAGCGCGTCATAGGCTTGAGTTCCGAGCCAGTTACCAGCCATAGAGCCACCAGCGTAGGTTAGTCCACCTGCAACTAGACCGACACCACCAGTAGCGGCAGTCACTGCTGCAGTTGCTCCAGCACCGCCCAAAAGACCACCGACATCACCAAAGACGCCACGCCAGTTACCTTGCATGACATCGCTACCAATGCTCATAATGTTAAAAGCAGTTCCGACTCCAGGAACAAGTTTGCCTAAAGTCTTACCCAAAGTTTTAAAGCCAACTTTTTCGGTAGCGTTGAGTGCGTCCTTTTCAGCCGCACTAATAAACTTTCCAGTGGCACTGTTCTGCCAACGATTTGCTTTTGCGTTCCAAACAGCCTTCGCGCCAGAGCCACCTGCGCCAGCAGCACCAGCAGCACCTGCGCCGTTACCAAGTACGCCCGCTTTTGTAAGGGTTCGCTTTAGCATGGCGTTCTGGAATAACGAATTTCCAATACCGCCGATACCGCCAATGACTCCGCCAGCAGCACCCAAGATACCCTGACCAATGTTGGTGCTGCCACCAAAACCAAGACCAGCGTTCAACTGTGCAAGATTGTTGCCAGCAGTGGTGTTCAAGAATTTTTGAATTGCACCATTGAACTTGTCAATCATGCCAGCGGCTTTTTGCATGCCAGCGATGTAGGCATCCGAGGCGGCTTGCATAGTTCCAGTGCTAGAAGAGTTAACATCATAGCCTGGCTGATTAGGGTTTACCCCAGACTCTTTTTGGAGTTGAGCCATAACCTGATTATTACCCAAGTCCATGTTCTTGCCAGAAGCCTTGTCGAGCATGTACTGGTATGCGAGACGCTGCTGAGTAGCGTCAAGACCAGAGAGTTGCAAGTCCTGAGCAAGTGCTCCACCTTGCATGGAAGTCATCAGGTCAGCACGAGAAAGTTTTTGTCCACCAGTAATACGGGCGTTCAACTGAGCAAAGATGTCGGTTGGGCTAAGACGCTTACCCGTCATTGGGTTGGTGGTATACAGACCGAAGTTACGCATCAGTGCGGAAGAGGTGGTGCCAGAAGTAAGTCCGCCAAGAGCCTGAGCGGCGGTAGCGTTATCAATGTTTAGGTACTTGGCTGCGTTAGCAGTAGAGGTGGCTAGGTTCGCAAACTGACCAGTGAGTTGACCATTCTTGCCAAAGGTTGGCATGACACCCATACCAACAAGGTTCGCGGCGGTAACAGCGTCAGTACCTAGTCCAGTTAGTCCACCCTTCATTGCTCCTAGAGTGGCAAGACCTAGGCGGTTACGACCACCTGCGCCAAGACCAGCCATGGTCGAAGCGTCATAGAGGGCAGAACTTCTGGCAGTAGTCGTTGACCAATCAGGAAGTGCAGTAGCAACACCTGCTGCGATGCCAGTGATGGCTTGGAGTCCGCCCTTTGCCAGAGCCATACGCATGTCGTATTGACCTGCAGCACCAGTGATTTGGGAGATGTTGCCGAGAGACCCCGACATGATGTTGCCAGAAGAACTACTGCCCAAGCCCTTTTGACCAAAGCCGCTTTGAGACCCAGCGTTGTTCTTAAAGGCTCCCGTGGCAGCGGAACCCAACTTGCCAAAATCGGTGACGAGTTTGTTGACGAGTTTGTCTAGTTTAGACATGCCGTCATACATCTTGGAGACGAAATTACTTGCGTCATCAGCCATTGTCCCTCACCACCTTTCCGTTTTCCCTGGATAGTTCTAGCCAGTTGATACGTTCTCTAGGAGACATTTCCTGAATTTCTGAAAGTGTCCACGACTTATAAATTCGATTTAGTGCAGCCCAAGACCGCACTAGACCTTCATAACTCGCCAGGCTAGAAGCGAAACAAGGCACCGAGGCTAATCGGCACGCTCACTTCACTCTCGCAATCTGGGCAAGTAACTGAGATGTCGTCGAATTGTGGTCCAGGGTTTCGGTCTGCAATAGCGTCTCCAATAGCACGACGGTCAAGAACACCTAGTGCCTGGATTTGTGATTTGCCGAAGACAGGGTTTCCATCAATCTGCAAAACAGTGTTTTCCAAAAGCGTAGTCATAGACTCCGCAGCCGTTGCTTCAGGGTTAGCAAGAAGTTTCTTCTGAGTGTGCCCAGTAGGCAACGTCACTAGAAACTCCTTAGTCTTTCCCTTTACAGTGAAGGCAGTCTCACGAGCATCAGGCAAAATCTTGGTCTTGATGTCGGTAAGGACACTAACCTCAACTGCCTTGAACTCGCGGCAACCTTCGCAGTATCCCGCAAGTTCCGCCGTCTCACCAAAGGTGGCACGGTAGATGCCGAGGAGGAGGGCATCGCGGTCGCCAACAAGAAGACGGTCAAGGTCTTCTTCTTTAGCCGCTCTGTCACCCAGGGATACAGTTCCTCGGTTTACAATTACGTTGAACATACGTGGAGTGTTGTCTGCGCGAATAATCGCTTCCTCATCACGCCCATTTAGTTCACGAACTACAGCGGTCTTGATGACCTCCCCGCCGAGCACAAGCCCGCCAGGGAGGTCAACAACGACATCTGCTGGAGCAGTAATCTTTGCTGGTTCGATTGGTGTCGTGTCAGCCAGAGCCTTAGCAATCAGGTCATTTGCCTGAGCAGGATTCTCTGCTGCATTTAGTACGTTTTCTGCCATTTTATTCTCCTAATAGATTTTGGTTTTTTAGACCAGGTACTGCTCGTCCTTGGTCAAAGCGTTTCCTGCACTAGTCAGGTCACTAGCCCATACGATTTCGAAACCTTCGTGGACCAACTGCATCTGCTCGACGAGGATAGCGTTGTCACCAGCGTTGAGGTCCGAGTATGCAATCGAAGTAATCCAGGCGTTGTATACCTTGAATCGCATCGATACGTGGTCGGTGTAGGTTCCGTTAGGGCTGCCAGGGGTTGCTCCGCCGCCAACAGTAGCAGTCGAAGCCAGTGGGTGAGTCAGAACGTCAATGTCGATGTCCACACGGAAGTTGTCTGCGCTTGAGCGCTTTACAGTTCCCTGAACAGTCATGAACAGTTCCTTCATCCAGTCCCAGTTCTGGCTGGTGCCAAGAACAACACCACGAGCCAGAGTCAATGGAGCAAACGAAGTCTGTCCAGGAATCTGGTGAACGGTGGTGTTGTAGCCACCCTCACGGTAAGGGATACTGTCAGTCGAAGTAGCCAAGCCACCTACCGAAGTGAAGCCGAATGGAACAGTCGATAGAGCAGTTGCCCACTCGCCCTGTTCCGACTTAGTTCCAGTAGTAGCGGCGGTGTTGCCCTGAGGCTTGAAAGTAACCAGGAATCGGAAGTTACGAATCGGGTCAGTCGCAAGCGAAGAGCGGTTATTGAGGATTGTAGCCATGAGGTGTTTTCTCCTTTACTTACTGACCAGTAATCTGGCTCAGGTTGATAACTACGAATTCGGCTGGGTACTCAAGAGCAACACCAACCTCGATGTTGACAACACCATTCGCAATGCTGGTAGGGGTGTTGTTGGTGGTGTCCACCTTGACGTAGTATGACGACGGAGCGTCTACGCCTCGGAGACCGCCTTGGTTGCGGTAGTCGTTCAGGAACACGCTTACAGCAGTTCGCAATTGACTCCACAACTTAGCGTCGTTGTTGCGGAAGACCGCAAACTGAGTGATGTACTGCAACTGCTTCTCAATGTAGATAAGCGAGCGGCGAGTGTTTACATAACGGTTTGCAGTTCCATCCTGAAGCAGGGTCTTTGCGCCCATAACTACGATGCCAGCGCCTGGCAGGTTACGGATTGCGTTAACAGCAGTTCCGTAAACAGTGCTACCACCAGAGGTGTAGACACCAGTGTTTAGCGAGTCCAGGTCACCAGGAGTGAACGCACGCTCGAGCGAGATTGCGCCACGGATGCTTGCTGAGACACCTGCTGGAGCCTTGAAAGGACCATCGGTCTTGTCGGTTGCAAGGTAGACACCTGCGATTGCAGCAGCAGGAGCAACCTTACGGAGCGAGCCCGAACGACCAATTGGGTCAGTTACGTAGTAGTAAGGGTAGTAACCAGCAGCGTGG